GGCACGTTCTGGCAGCGATTCAAGCATGACGCAATCCAGATCGGCGTAACGGCCGGAGTGGCCTACGCCGCAGGGAGACTGAGCAAATGAGCGGCAACTGGGCAGCAGGATTTCTCCGGTCGCAACTGAGCGACAAAGACGGCAGCGTGAGCAACACGCGCGTGATGCAATGCCTGATCATCTGCCACGTGTTGGGATGGATCAGCGCGCTCCTGTTCTGCTACTGCCTGATTACCTACAAGACGCACGGCGTCATCAGCATGACCGACATGGTGACGTTCATTGGCTCACTGGGCACGTTCGCGACCATGCTGATTGGCACGCTCGGGCTCATCAAGGGCGGAACAGACGTGGCAAACAACCGCGCTCCGAACGCACAGGACCAGGTTCAGCCGCCCTCAGTGGGCGCAGATGGTAAACTCTAACGCAGATTGTGAGGTTTCGAGATGGTGCATTTCTTGGTGATTTCAATCGTGATTTTCGTGGCATTCTTCCTGGGCGTGTGGCTGGCGCCTGTCGTGCGCGGCGATTATGCTGAGTTCAAGGCCTATGTTGAGAGCAAGCTCAAGGCCGCCGAGCAGGCCGCGAAGGACAAGCTCTAACGAGTTTGCGCGGGTAGCTGCTACGCTCCTAAGGCGCAAGTGGCCCGCGCGATTCACTGCATCACTCTTGGGGACCGCTCGATTTGACAACGGGCGGCCCATTTTTCAGAGGGTACGAATGGTTGAGCGCAGGACGAATGTAAGCCAGTTCGCCGGGGTAAATGCCCTCCAAAAGGACATTGAGCGCCTAACCAAAGAGCGAGATGCACTCGCCAAAGAGCGTGAGAACTCGCAAACTCGCTTGCTCGAAGAGCATGGGGTAGCACTCGCCGAGATGAAAACCACGCTGGACCTTTTAGTGGAGCGCACAAAAGATCTGCCGGATATATCCAAACGAGTTACGCGGCTCGAATCGTGGAAGGCATTCATCGGCGGAATTGCCGCAGCGTTTACAATGATCGGCGGCGCAGTTGGTTTTATCGTCGGCACCCTTGCGAGGTCAAAGTAATGGCAACGACCCTCTACAAGCCCGAGTATGTCGAGCGCGCACGAGAGATGTGTCTGGCTGGCGCGATCAATCCTGAGCTTGCCGCGGAGTTCGGCGTAACCGTCGCCACAATCAACAATTGGCGGTCCAAGTTCCCTGAGTTCCGCGCGGCGATGGTGGCAGCTAAAGAGGTTGCCGATACGCGCGTTGAGCGGTCACTCTATGAGCGCGCCAACGGCTACAGCTTTGAGGCTGTCAAGATCTTCTGCGGAAAAGACGGACAAGTTACAGAAGTCCCTTATATTGAGCATGTTCCTCCCGATGTGACCGCTCAAATCTTCTGGCTGAAGAATCGCCAACCTGACAAGTGGCGCGACAAACAAGACTTGGAACTTAGCGGCGGCGTGAGCCTGGCCGACGCGATCGCAGAGGCGCGCAAACGTGCCAGCAAGAGCAAATAGGCCGGCCGAAGAGCAAGCACTTCGAGGGGATATTGGCTCGTTCGCGCTAGACCCTCTCGCCCATGTGCGATACGTCTGGCCGTGGGGCTCGCCGGGCACCTTCCTAGAAGAACATGAAGGCCCGCACGATTGGCAAATCGACATCCTGAGCGTCATCGGAAAGCATCTGCGCGGAGAAGGCTGCGGTTGCGGCATTCATGGCTGGCAAGAGAGATTCCAGCCACTGCGCATCGCTGTCACGTCCGGACACGGCATCGGCAAGACGGCGCTGATCGCCATGATTACGCACTGGGCTATGTCCACCTGCGACGATTGCCGCGTAATGATGACAGCCAACACTGAGGACCAGCTCGCAACCAAGACGTGGCCCGAGGTTGGCAAATGGCTAGAGAAGTCCATTAACGCGCACTGGTGGAACCGCACAGCGACTCGAATCCAGGTTAAAGATAAGGCACATGCTGATTCGTGGCGTGTTGACCGCGAGACGTGGAGCGAAAACAACACCGAAGCATTCCAAGGACTGCACAACAAAGGCAAGCGTATTGTCGTGATCTACGATGAGGCCAGCGCGATTCCGGACAAGATATGGGAAGTCACTAGCGGCGCACTGACCGACGAGAATACAGAGATCATCTGGCTGGCGTTCGGCAATCCAACCAAGAATACTGGCGCATTCCGAGAGTGCTTTGGACGCTTCAAGCATCGCTGGGTGCGACGCCAGATCGATTCCCGCACGGTTCCCGGCACGAACAAGGTCGAGATTGCCAAAGAAGTAGAGGACTGGGGCGAGGACTCTGACCGTATCCGCATCCGCGTCAAGGGTGAGTTCCCACGGGCCGGGTCCGGCCAGTTCATCGCCGGTGACGTGGTGGCAGATGCCCGCAAGCGCAACGTGGGCGACCAGAGCAGGGCATACAAGATCCTCAGCGTGGACGTAGCGCGGTTCGGCGATGACCAGACGGTGATTGGCTACCGGCAGGGCCTGCGCGCTGTCACGACTGACAAGATTCGTGGCATGGACACGATCCAGGTTGGCCGACAGGTCATCATGCGCATTCTTCAAGAGCGGCCACGCTCGGTTGTGGTGGACGGTGACGGCATCGGCGGAGGCGTGGTGGACTATGTGCGCACCTACCTTCCTGAGGCGTGGAAGGCGGCTGGTCTCCCCCATACGCTTCGCAAGACGGGCGGAACGCCAGAGATCATCCTGCCCGAGTGGTTCCGCATCGAGGAGTTTCATGGCGGTGCCACCCCTGGCGACCAGTTCAAGTACTTCAACAAGCGCGCCGAGGTCTGGGGCAAACTGCGCGACTGGCTGGTCACTGCGCAGATTCCCGACGATCCAGAACTTGAGGCGGACCTGACCGGGCCGGAGTACTACCACAGCGCAAAGAATCAGATCCAGCTCGAGCGCAAAGAGGACATGAAAAAACGGGGCTTGTCATCGCCCGACACTGGGGATATGCTTGCAATGACGTTCGGCGTGACGCCGATGAACAAGACGCGCGACGAGGCGCTGGTCGAGGACTTGGCCAATACTCCGGACCCGATGGAGCGGCATTTCAAGATGCTGCGCGAGACGGACCGGCGCGAGAAAGCCAAGAAACCGATGAATTACTGGGAGTGAGACATGATCCATATCAAGAAAAGCCCAACCGCAGATACGCGCACTTCCGACTTCGCCAACACGACGAAGGAAACATTGCTTGCAAGCAGCCACCAGCACATTCAGGATGTAGGGGTAGCGATGGCGCATTTTGCCATTATGCTCTACACTCAGGCGGAAGTTCACGATCACGACAAGATTAGCGATATTGACGGCTTCCATCGCGACTTCTTGACCGGCTTCGAGGAGCATTCATGGTGGGACAATCACCGTAAGGTAAACCGGCACCATTTACTCGAAGCAGATGGCGTTCCCGTCGACGTGAACATGATTGATGTCTTGGATATGATTTCCGATTGCGTCATGGCGGGCATGGCACGTTCAGGAGAGGTATACCCGCTCAACATCGACCCTGAAGTTCTCATGCGCGCATTTCAGAACACTGTTGATTTACTAAAGAAAAACGTCAAAGTCGTGTAACGAGATAATTCCTCTTGACGAACCGCGCGCAACGCGCAAGAATCGACGCAATGACCTTTCGTGACCGAATTCGCGCATGGCTGGGCATCACGCAAATTGTGATGGCTGTCACAGATATTCCCTCGCTGACCATGTTCAAGGCGATGGAACTGAAGCAGGCAGAGCGTCACGACGCGATCCTGGCCGCGCTCACCCGCATTGAGCAGCGCATGATCAACGAGCACATCGGCGTCCAGCCGCGCGAATTCACCGAGCCGGTGCTAGACTGGGATACGGTACAGGCTATTGCATTGACACAACTTCAACGCAATCCAGAAAAGGAGTATTGAGACATGGCCTTAACCCGCGCAAAGAAGGAACAGCGCATCAGAATTCGCAAGCTCATTGCGAACTACCTTGAAACATGCACTGCGTGGGGTAAGTATTTCGCTCGCCCATCGCAAATTGTCGCTGCTGCAAAAAAGATGCAGATGGCCGGACGGATCCCTTACCCGGTCGCGGCATCGCTGCGTATCGGCGTGCTAGACGAAAGGTTGGCGTAACAATGGAACAGAGATTCAATTGGCCGATGGGCGGTGGCGGCAAGCCCCCAGCGAAACCGAACAAGATGAGCGCAAAAGGTCCGAGCGGTCGCAGCCAGGAACCCCAGGTGTCCGAGAAAAACGACGATGGGCTGGACGGCGACCCGACTCCGGCGATCCACGCGCATCTGCAGGACATACATGACCAGACAGGTGAGGCGCACAGTCACGTCGAGCACCACGACGATGGAACGCATACCAGCCACCATATCGACAAGGCCGGCCAGATCAGCGGACCGCATGACCATGCGAATCTCGAAGACCTCAAGAACAGCTTCAACCAGTTCGCCAACGAGGAAGAGCACGAAGGCGACGATGGCGGATACTAAAGTTTGCGCGGAACCGTGGGTTCGATTCCCACCCTCGCCCCATGCTTCACTGGCTAAGGTTTGGATAGGCTAGCAAGGTCAGACCGCCGCGCAATTCAATCGAAAGGACACCATGGAAATCAGCTACGCAGAAGGAACCACGATTCAACTCCAGGACGCCGCGCGCGACCTCGACGCGCGGCTCAAATCGCTGGAATCGTTCGAGAGCCAACCAGCGCCAGTCGATGAAGCGCTCACCTCGCGCGTCAAACTGCTTGAGGATGAAGTTACCCTCCTGCGGGCCGCGCTGGAACCCAAGAGCTAGCCATGCCCTATAAATCCTTGGCGCAAGAGCGATATTTCAATGCGAATAGAGGAAAGCTTGAGCGCCAAGGGGTCAATGTTGATGAATGGAACTCAGCTTCGAAAGGAGCGCACCTTCCGATGAAAACCAAGACCGTCAATTTGGGCAGCAAGGGCAGCTTCCAGGAGAAACCGGGAGCGCTTCACGCCATGCTGCATGTGTCTCCCGACCAGAAGCTGACAGCCGCGCAGGAAACGCCGCATCCCGGCGACTCACCGCTGTTACGCCGGCGCAAGGCATTGGCCAAAGGCTTCGCCGCGATGCACAAGGGGTAGCATGGACTTTGAGCAGCAAAAGCCGATCACAGACGAGTTCCGCAAGTGCTGGGAGCGCATCTACGCGCAGCAGGAAGCGCGGAAAGTCCCGAAAGATTGGCCGCGCGATTCAAGCGGCAATTTTTTAGGTATTGGAACAGCGCCCAATGATGGAACGCTATATCGTGGCGGCTGCCCAATCCTGAGCGATGGAACAATGAGGGACGATCTATGAGCCGGATATTGTTCAAATCGGAAGATCCGCGTCACTTCCTCGTCGACTCCAAAGGCGATATGTATGAGATAAGCGAAGAGCTTGCCACTATGCACGCAGATTTGCACCCGCGATCAATCGCCACCGTTGACCACATCGACAAGGAAACAAAGACGATCTGGTTTACCTCGCCTTTGCCTCCAGAAGTGAAAGCCTAATGCCTGACCCAACGCTGAACCCCGACGACACTGAGCAAGACGAGCAAGAACCCATTGCGCCGCGCCTGACGCCCATGGACTGGCCGCCATCTGGTTACGTTCCGGGTAAAATCACCCCATGGTTCTGCGGTGCGCAGGAGAACGGCCAAGAGGAAATTTATGGCCCGGACGAGCTGGGCGAGTATATCTCCGCGATTGAGCAGATGACGCAGAATGTCAACAAGTGCGACGCTGCCGCGCGCATCTGGGAAGTGCTGCAGGCGTGGGAGATGCGCCTATTCCGGCGCAATTACCAGTTCCTAAATGTCGGCTGGAAGGGTTGGGGTATGTTCGGCGGCTCATCTGGGGCTAACGGCGCGCAGAGCGTCATGGCAGCCGGAAACGCGATGAAACTGTTCTCGTGCAATGTATTCGGCGCACGACACAAGAAGATTACCGCGCTGCTTAGCCGGGTTGTGCCGGGTACTACCGTCGCTGCGGTGGACGACGAAGATCCGATGGACCAGTCCGCCAGCGAAGAGGCTGAGAAGTTCCTTGAAGTGTTTCTGCACCAGGCGAACCTGAAGGGTGTCGTCAAAAAGGCGGCGGGATACTTCTGCACAGATGACCGCGTTGGCTTCCTGACGTTCACGGTGGCCGACCAGACGCGCTG